CATACACCTGGGTGTGGTTGGCACGTTTGGCTGAAATTGAAAGATTATGACCTGGGTGAATTCCTTCCTGACCCTAGCTAGTTTTGGCTAAACAGGCTTTACGATGTCCACCATATACAGACCGGCTGATCTGGCTGAATTTCTGATGGCATTTTGGACATTCAAAATCTGATAACTTTGAATTTTCTTGCTGATTCACTGCACGAGCAACAGCAGCTTGAGCGGATCTTCGGCCCGGTTCATTCCAGGCAGCAGCAATGGCGAGCTTATGAGATTTTGATTTCGGTTTGAGGCCGAACTCTTTCAATTTTCGAAGATTTTCAGACGTTAGTTTTCTGCCATTTGAGAAAGAGAGACGAGCTGAAACACTCATCTTTTCGCATACTTCTTGTGTGAATGCTCGGCTGTCTCCGCCTAGACTCATATTGTAACCATTTTCTGGTTTGTGGCTCTGATGCAGAATGATAAAGAATGTTTCCATCCTGTTTAGTTCGAGTAAAGACTTAGCGTGGTAAATCTGCTCAATTTTGAAGACATTAGGGCCATACTTTCGAATGGCACTGTAGAATCGTGGACAGTATCTCTTCCCTGCCAAGGCAAATAAAATATGCTCTCGCTCACGAAGGCCACTCCGCCTCCTGCTTTGGCCGATGTTCACTTTCCCGTTGACTGAATTAGTAAAACGATAGATGTACATGTCATCCTGCCCATAATAGAATACGAAGTCTTACTACCATTAATGTTACAGTCGATCTTGAATTTGATAATGACAGCAGATTCTGGATTCTCCAGCCTTAGTTGAATCAAGTCTGTGTTAGTTCTATAGTCCTTGTCGAGTGCCAAACTCACTGGGCTGGAGCGAACACAAATTCAAACTTCGATTTGGCAAGAGGCTTTATGCTCAAGCTCCAATACTACGGACAAAACGACGGAACAACGGTTCCGGACGTTACCCTAGTGGGCGATCCTGCCGTTGACCAGCCAGCACTGCTTGCTGCAGGCTATGTTTCGGGACGCATTATGGCCCTGAAGACTAGCGCTGTTGCAGGACGTGGCACGGTGGTCGTTCCTTGCGACGCATCCGGCAGCAATTCGCCGTCGTACGCTGGAATGATTCCCTACGGCACGCTGATCAATGGTGGCGGCGAGTACGCAACTTCCATCGGACCGTCTGGATCCCGCAAGGCTCCAATCGTCCGCGCAATGTGGAAGGGTACCGTCGATTCGAACTCTTACAACAACCTGCTTGACCCGAACGATCCGACTTCGGTCGCGACCGGTCAGTCATTCGTCGTCGGCCAGTACCTGTACTGCGGCGGCGGAGCAAACGCTGGTCTCTGGCAGTCTTCTGCTGCAACGAGCGTCAACGCGGGCTTCACTTCTCCAATTGGAATCTGCACCCAGGTTCCCACAACCGCTGCCCCGCAACTGGGCGTTGCGTCCCTGATCTAAGGATCGCGGACAGAAAAAGAAAAGGATAAAATCATGCCAACTCTTTCTCGCACAACGCAACAGATGTCCCAGCTTGGTCAGCTGTTGCGCAACACTGGTGGTCGTATGAAATTGGCCGCATCGCTCGGCCCGTCTCTCCGCCGCCGTCGTGACTATATGAGCATTGCACGCAAGTCGCTCATGGTCGAAACTCTTCCTGATGGCGCTCTTCCCATCTATGACAAGGAATTTGACGAAACGGGACGTTCGTTCGTTGAAGCCTTCGTCATCGGTGAAGAAGGTGGCGACATCGTCAAAGTTGTAAAGCCGCTCCGCGTGACCGTGCCGACCTTCGAAATCGTCGCTAACCCGATGATTCCGATCTCGCAGATCAAGGAACGTCGCTTCGACTTGGTTGCTCGTTCGCTCAACCTCGCAAAGGCTGAAGTGGGCGCGACCGAAGACGGCTACGTTTTCGCTCTGTTCGACTCGATCGCAGCAGCTGCCGCTGGTGCGTCAACGACCGACCCTGTCTACAACCCGGACATGGCCACCGCTGGAACCGCGATCATCCCTGATGATCTCGCAGATTCCTTCGGACAGGTTCAGCGTCATGACCTGTCGGTCAGCTACCTCTTCTTCAATCCGCGCAACTACACGGACCTGTTGAAGTGGACGCAGAATAACATCGACCGCGAAACGCAGCGCAAGCTGTTGAAGACCGGTGTGATGGGATACCTGTGGGGCGCAACGCTTCTCCAGAGCCGCCGTGTTGGTTACGGTGCGATCTATGTTCTGGCTGATGCGGAGTTCCTCGGTGTGGTTCCAGAGCGCATCCCGCTGACAGTGATGTCGGCTGATCGCCCTGACCTGCGCCAGATCGGTTTCTCGATCTTTGAGAACCTGGGCTTCCTGGTGTTCAACCCAAGCGGCGTGCAGCGCGTGCTCGTCTCTGGCAGCTTCCCTGGACTGAACTCGACAGGTTCCAACCTGGCGAGCATCTCCGGAAACCCTGCTGGTACGGACATCTACGCTGGCGAAATCTAAGGTTTCGCAGCGCAGCAGAATTGAGGCCGCTCTTCGGAGCGGCCTTTCTTTTTGCACTTCCCTCCTCATAGTGTAACCTGCCTAGCTTCGGTATCAGATTTCTGGAGGCTCCGTTTGCGTAAGAGCTACATCGCCCAGTCTGCATTCACACTCAACGAAGTCTCTATCCGGCCTGGGGACATCCTCGTCCACGATCCAAACAACGGCAGCAAACTCATCGTTTACCGCAACCGCGAGATCGTCAAAGTAATCAAGCACTCTGCACTAGGTATGCAGACCATGCTCAAGAATGCCTGGGTGTCTCTCCACGAGGAGCAAAGTGCTCCACCGGCACCGGCGAAGCCTGTCTCGACGCCTCCTAGCCCCAAGGCAGAGGCTTCTACTCCTAAGATTATCCCAGTGTCTGGCAACGATCTGATGAAGACAATCCAACAGTCCTTCGATGACGAGGACAGCTCGCCTCCGGTGAGGCTCACTCGCGCAGAGCGGAAAGCTCTACGACAGCAGAGTAAGTAATATGCCCTCGCTCGTCTCTTGTGTAATGCCCACCTTTAATCGTCGAGCTTTCGTGCCGATGGCCATCAAGTGTTTCCTCGCTCAGGATTATCCCGAAATCGAACTGATCATTGTGGATGACGGCACTGACCGTGTTGCTGATCTCATCCCGAACGACCCTCGCATTCGATACGTACCCCTTGAAGCCAAGATCAAGCTAGGTCTCAAACGCAACTACGCAAACGAGCAGAGCAAGGGTGAGTTCATCATCAACTGGGACGATGACGACTGGTCATCTCCGCTTCGCGTTACACGTCAGGTTCAACCAATGATTGACAATCCATTGATCGAACTGACCGGCACCAGTCAAATTTTCTACTTCACCTTCGGCCAACCAAGAGAGAAAACACTGGCTTACATATACAGCAGTACGAGCAAACCGCCATGGTTGGGTGGTATTGCATATCGTAGATCTGTGTGGGAAAGGCTTCGCTTCGACGATGGCCCGCGTGTGGGTGAAGATACCCGCTTTCAAAATCAGATTAGTATCCCAGCGCGATACGACATCAAGGATCCAGCTCTGTTCGTGGCAGGTGTGCACAGGCAGAATGACAGCCCCAAGCATACTCATGGACCTGGGTGGGGATCGATTCCTGCGCTGAAAGTACAACAAGTATTCGGAGCACAACTTCATTGAAGAAGAGCAAGCGAAGGCGCAGGAGCCACAAACACAAAGGTTTGTTCCTGTGCTTCTACTGTGGTAAGAGTTTCCCATCGGCCCACGAAGACAACCTCGTGAAATGCTGCAAGCCCTGCAACAATGCTATAACCAAGCGATATTCTTCCAGGGTGAGACTGGCCTTGTCATACCGACGTGGACTCATCCCTGCAGCGACTATGTCTTTCCCAGGCGAAATGGCTTCATAGCTCCTTAGTGAGACGCGCTAAAACTCACCGGAGCACTGATGCGAGAGTCCGCCTACATGAAATTTCCTCTGGGGATGCTTCTATCCTCACAGTACAAGGTGGCTCTATCTCTGCCTGAACTCCAGTCCCAGACCAATCAGTTCTCACATAAATGGGCACCGGGATGCGTGGCTCAGTTGATGGATTCAGATCCGCCGAACTTGTTCTTACACTACAATGTCACGTGTAATGCCAAGTGGTCGGACCCTCGCGGACATGAAGTACGTGTTAAGTTCGACTTGTCCCAAGTGACCTCCGAGCAAACTGCGAAAAACCTCGATGTGCGCGTCTCGTGCTCATGCCCCGCCTTCCTATACTGGGGCGCTCAGTGGAATCTCAATCAAAGAGATTCCCTCGAAGGTCAAGCACGTCCACTGCTGGCCCCGCCTACCGAGCGGATGGACTTGCGCGGTCATTTCGTTCTATGCAAGCATGCCTGGGTTGTGTTCAAGCGTATCCTCCCGAGTGTGCAGCACAACGTGGACAACATCCTTCGTAAGCTGGACGTTGAGAAGCATCAGCCTGCTCCACCGCCAAAGGAGAGAGTCCAGCAGCAACAGGAGAAGATGAAGCGTCGTCAGGACGTGCAAGAACAGCGCAAGCAGCGCAACGTCGATATTCAGAAGGATCTTGGGGAAGCAGCGAAGCGGCGTGATGAACGTCTACTGCCCGAACATTACAAGGTCGTTCGCACAGAGCCTGCCACGCACCAACATGAAGTGCCAAACGAGCCTGACATTCACGATCCCGAGCTGGAGCGGCAAGATCAGCAGGAGAAAGCGGAGCAGGCAGAACGTGACAGGCTTCAGCAAGAAGAGGAAGCTAAAATTATGCAGAAAGAGGACACAGAGAAAGACGTGGACTCGAAGACCAAGGATCGCGAGCTGCTCGATCGTAAGAAGAAACAAGAACAAGAGAGCGGCATGAAGAGCTTCCTGGATAGGAAGTACAGATAATGATCACTGCTGCGGTCAATGCACCGTACCCAAATCGAATCCAGGTGGAGCTGGGACTGAATCTTATTGGTCCATTCTCAGCTGGAGGTTCGCCGCCTCTGGGAGCGTTCGATCCCCGGCGTGATCTGGAAGTGTGGGTTGATGGCATTCTGACTCCGATCTCCAATTTCAGTTTCGATGAGATCAATAACCGTTATCTCTTGTTCACTTTTACAGCGTTTGATCAACAGGGTTCGGTGCAAGTGATCCATCACATGCCACGTCCTCCGTTCACGGATCAATCCTCGCCGCCTGTTTCAGTTCCAGGTTTTGCATTGGTCGCTAGCTACAGCACGCTGGGTGATCCAACTGGTCCACCAGTCACTCCCGGTTGGGGTTTGTACTGGGGTGAACTTTATGGGTTAGGAGTGAATGTCTAAGAAAAGATTATTAGAGTGAGGAGAATGACATGAGTATCGTAATCGGCCCGAAGATTCCTGTGATGGTGAGTGGAGCATCAGGAGATCAATATCTAGCGCAAGGCAATGCCATGCTCCGCATGCTTCAGGTTCTAGTGCAGGCCAATGTCAAGAGTGTCGTTCTCAATTCTCCTCCTGGCGGGTCTCCTGCCAACGGTGATACTTATGTTGTGGGTCCCAGTGCTGGTGGCGCTTGGATAGGTCAGGCTGGCAACATCGCTTACTGGTCCACAAATAATCCTGCTGCTCCACTCGGTGAGTGGGAATTCTTCGTGCCAGCTCAAGGATGGGTTGTTGGGAATCAGGGAGATGGCTTTTTGTATGTCTACACAGGCATTCAGTGGGCCGCTGTAGGAGTTCCGGGTGGCAGTACAGGTTCCTTACAAGGAAATGCCGGTAATGGTACCTTTGGTGGCGTACCCGGTAGCACAGTAGATTTGATAAATGGCAACGTTTACTTGGCACCCATTAGTGATCCA